CCTGAAAATGGTTGTATATTTAATTTGCTTTCATAATAAATAGATGATGTTAATTCTGTTCCACCTCTTGGGTCACCCTTACCATTTATAACTATTTTATATTTAACCACATCTCTTTGCTTTTGTTCCTTAACCAAATCCACTCTAATTCTTTCTTTAACTCGTCTACCATTTTTATCAAAATAAGTTCTAATCGCATGTCCGTTTTCTGCATAAATACCAAATCCAATTGTTTCATAATCACTTTGTCCCACTATTGTATTTATATCATATATGTCAATTTCTGTTAATATAGTTGGTAAATCCAAACCAGTATCTATTGTAACATCTTTTTGATATGATTCTGCGTTTATACTTTGTAGTGATGCCGTATAAATTTCTACATCATATTGATAATTTTCTCCAATTATACTATCCAATGATGCCGTATAAATCTCTGCATAATATTGATTATTTTCTCCACTTATATTTTCGGATAAATTTGCATCTAAAATTGTTTCTAATTGTTCGTTTATTCCTGTTAATATTGTCGTATCACTATAATGAATTTCTACCTCTTGTTGATATTCATCTCCGGTTGGTTTTGTTCTTGCAACCTTACTTCTCTCTAAAATATGTGGTTCAATTAATAAACCGGTAGTAGCTTTAACTCTTGCAGGTAACATTTTCTTAATATCTTCAAACATAGATTTCTCATATAGTTTGATTAAGTTAATGTATGCGTAAATATCTCTATTGTCAAATCTTTTAAAATAATAATTTCTTAAATTATCTAATGATTTGTAATTTGGTTTATAATCGTCCGATGGGTCACCAATATAGTTATCCAAATTGATTCCACCAAATGATTTAGCAATATCAATGTTTAATTCTTTTGTTGGTGAGAAAAATAATCCCACTCTATTAGAATCTACCGGTGATTGGTCGAATGCTTTTTTAGTAACTCTACTCTTTATAGATAAATCAATACCAACACTAATATCATTATCATAATAATCTGTTTGTGTTTCAAATCTAACTTTGTTTGTAGAATATCGTGTAGAACCCATATCTGGTATTTCTAAAACAACACTTCTATCTATTGCTTCAAATTGATATGGATATGTTGTTATTGAATTTGGAAAATATGCCGATGCTGATAATAGTGCCGATGGGTTTTCTGATAAAATCACATTAGTACCAATAGAACCCGTTTCTTCTAATATATTTCTTGTTATTTGTAAAGAACTAGATGGATTTAATTGTATTAATGGATAATATATGTTAGTATCAACATTTATTAAAGATTGTGATACTGCTAAATTTTTAGGATATTCAAAATCTAAACGGAAATATAAATCAGCAGTAGATGATGAAATACTATTACCATTTATCATTTCAGGAAAAGAAACGTGTTCGTAAAATCTTTCAGTATCTAATACCTCCGACCATAAACGAAACTCATCTACACTACCACTATAATATCCACCCAATTTTATTTTAGAACCCGTATTCCAACTACTCGATACCGATGCGGTTATAGATTGTTCAAATATAGTTCTTTCTTTGTTTGCCTGTCTTACATCTAATTTTAATCCAGTTGAACCACTACTTACCGATAAACCAAAAAATCTATCATTAAATATTGGTAATAAAGATGATGATATTGAACTACTTACTGAACTACTATAATTGAATATTACTTTACCATACTGACTATCTGCCGAACCACTTAACATTACATTCCATCCACTTCCAGATATTATAGTTGAACCAGAAATATGTGTTGGATTTAAAAATAATTCAATTGTATTTGGTTTTCTACTTTTATCCGTAGTTTTCCAATCCATTTCTAAATAAGAACCACTTATCATTTTTAATGCAGTAGTTACATTATCGTATACTAATTTACTTTTAGATATTTCGGTTACTTCTGGCCCACCAAACTCAAAAATTGAAAGATTGGATGATGGAATACCATAACAACTCATTAAAGCGTAAATACCTCGTCTTGTTCCTTTATGTTTTAATAAATAAGGTAAGTTGTTTACAATTCTTCTCCAAACCTCATATGTTCTTTGTTTTGCCGGATTTTCGTTTTTAGTTCCACCATTAGAATCCAATCCCAATGCATAATCCCACAATTTGGAATCAGCTGACAGGTTCTTAGCATCCCAATTAAATGACTTTAATACATCAAATAGTAATTTATCAGAAATACCATCTTTTGCTTTATAACCTAAGTTTCTGGTTTTTTCAATTGATTTAGTATGAAAATATATGTTGTCAAAATGTTGACCTATCATAGTAAAGAAAAGAATTAAACTATCATTTTCCGTATTATTTATTATATATTGTGGAATATTATTTAATACATAGTTTGTATTCTCAATATCATAATCTTCTGCCAATGTAACAATATTACTATACCAACTTTGAACATTTACATTTGTACTGATTAATCTATTTGAAATATTATACGGCCAAGTTATAGAACCACTATTATTTGTTGTATATGAAGATGATGTATATAAGAATTTTTCAAAACCATCAAATCCTTGTAATAATTGGTCTTTTTTAATTTGTTGTCTTTGTCTTTCTTGTAAAGATGAAACCGACGCTGTGACTGAACCGGAACCTGATGCTATTTGTGTAACTGAACCTGAATAATATAAAGATGCTGATATTAATTCTTCATACTTTTCTATTAATTGTACTTTATATATAAAGTTATCAACTCTTTCCTTTGCAGAACTGAAATGTACAAAATTATCCCACACATAATCTGTTGAACCACTAATATAGTATTCAATATTTAAACCATCGGTATTGACTAAAGATGAACTTAAATATGATGAAATTAATTGAGTAGAACTTGAAGTAGACCCACTTAATATTAAACTATCTAATGATTCAAAATTTGTAGATTGTCCTTTTACAAAATCAACTTCAATATTAAAATTAGGCCCCTTAATTGGAGGACACTTTATATCATCTTGTTCATTTAATACAATCGTTTCAATTAATGGATTTGACATTAATTTTGTAATCCAAAATGTTGAATTGCTTGAAATGTTTGCAGGTAGTGGATTATATAGTTTTAATATTATAGATTCAACTTCATCCGTTGGTTTTACAATTTCATTTCCTAATTCATCTATTGATTTTTTAGATAATGTCCAATTATCCGATTCCCAGGACGAAATTATTATTTGTTCATCGTTCCCAAAATTCGCGAGATGTGTTAAATATTTACTCTCCCTTTCAGGCTCTAAAAATTCTAATTTTTCAACAAATGCATCATAAATTGATTTTTTAATAATATCCTCATCTATTTGCAATACTGGATATATTAATGATGTTTTTATTTCGTATTCATTACCAACCAATTCTTTAACACCACTTCTATTATATGGTTTTAATATTAATGTTATATTATCACTACCATTCCATTGAGAAAATCTACCAGACAAATCTTTTAAATTTATTTTAAAAGAACCATTTGGTGTTAAGTTTTGAAATAAACCTACTTTTGTCTTATCTTTTAAAAGTAAAAAAACATCAATTGAACTAGCTGCAAAGGATGAATATTTTATATTATACTCAATATTTAAATCAGAATATGCCGGAACATCAATTTTATCTATATATTCAATTTCAGTAATAGATGGAAAATCATTTACTGAAATAAAATTTAAAATAACTTCTGTCTTTTCCCCTGTTCCGTATAAATCACTACTTGGTACTACTATTATTTTTTTATTACCATATATACCATCAAAATCATTTTTGAAAGATAATGAAATAAATTCATTGGGGGACTTTACTCTAATTTTTTTATCAGCTGCAATATAAAAATCTATAAAATCACAATCACTTGTAGTAAATTTAATATTAATAATACCATCAGCATCAGAATCTTTTATTTGCCTACTATAAACGGATGTTGTTAATACTAATGTTGGTTTTGGTACATTTATTACTTTAGTTATTTTGATTGAAACTGCAATACCACCTGTAAGTAGTTCTGATGCTTGTACTCCTATAAAATTATCTCCAATTTTCCATTTTGTGTAATCTGTTGGGTATTTCTCCGCGACTTGTTTATTTGCATAATATATTTTAGATATACTATAATTTGCCGGAAGTGTACTTTTTAAATAAAGATTTAAATTACCATTTACTAGTACCGATTTTAGTGCTTGTAGGTTGTCTGTATTAAAATCTGAAAGTAATAAATCTCCTTCATTACGGGTATCCCCTTGTGAAATTATTTCATATTTTAATTTTATAAAATCACCTATTTCATTTTCTAAATTTGAACTTAATGCTATTTCATAATTTATAAATGGGTCAGATATAATATTAATATCTGGGGTAGGATTTTCCGGTGTTGGTTGAATTACATCAACAATAGGTACTTCGAATCCAGGTGTATAAATTAAATCATCTATTGGTGGATTTATTGGAGCACTATAATATGTACCACCACTCCCACCACCTAAATATGTATCATTATTATTTAAGAAACTTAAATTGGTTTGGTCTTCGTTAGTGTCCGGGCCTATTGGCCCTTCGATATCCACATCTCTTTTATATTGTCTATTATATCTTATTGACATCTATTATTTTTTATAAATATTTTTATTTTTGATTATCCATTCTATAATCACCATCTTCACCACTGCGGCCACCACCACCTGTTCCACCTCCACCGCCACCCGTTCCACCATCGGTATCAGGAATTACATATCCACATGTTGAAGAATTTGTTTCAATCAATTCATTATATGTTCCACCATTACCATTGGCATATACACCATATTGGTCATATCCTTTACACATTGTTGAAAGTAATGTACCAGCAACAGTATAAGATGGTTCTGTAAATACAGGATTTACATCATTAAAAACAGTAATATTTCCATCTGGAGAATATACATTTCTTTTAGTTTCTGTAAATGTATTAAATGAATCTAAATTATTTTTTATTTGTTTTTGTAACTCAGTTATTGCAAATTCTTTTGATAAACCCATTAAACCCAATTCTCTTCTTTTTAATCCCTTTAAATTAATATCGATACATTTATATAAAATAGTTTGAGTTTCGGATAATATAATATTAAAATCGTAAATATTATAATCTTCAAATCTAATTTCGGATTGTTTTCCAAAAGTAGATTGTGTTATATCATATTGTTTATTATTTAAATAATAATTCATAGATATTTTAAAATCTGTAAAGATTTTTGTTCTTATAGTTGTAAAATTTTTTAATCCAAAATCTTTTTTAAGTATAATAAAAAAATCTTTACCATATTTTGTTTCTAATGCTGAATCAATTTTTTCTAAAAATGTTTCTTCAAATGAATTTATTGAATTTAATAAAGAATTTTTATAATATTTAAACTCTTTATTCAAACTTTGTAAATTTTTAAATTCATTTTTTGTTTTATTATTAATATTTTCAAATTTAGTTTTTAATGGTAAAATACGAATTTCTTCTCTTGATGGAGATATTTCTTGAATCCAAACTCTTTCTAATTCATTTTCACTTCCAACTTTATATCTAACAAAATTTATATTAACTTTTAAAATTCCATTATTATAACCTATATCGTTTATTAATTTTTCAATATCAATAGCTAATTCTTTTAATCCTGATGGATTAGTTATTTGATACATATAATTTTTAATGTTATCTTTTTTTATATAAGCAACATTGTTACCTGATATTTGTGGTAATAAATTGTTATTTATATCGTAAATAGATACTTCCATAATATCGTATTTACAATCACCAAAATCAGTAGATTGAATTTCATTTTTAGAAATAATAAATAAATCATCCATTTGAAGAAATTGTCCTTCGTTTTCAGTTTTATTATCTATTCCTTCAATGTTTGTATATTTTTTAATTGCCATTATTTATTAATACGATTTTGGATGTGCTATTTTCACATTAGTTTTAAATTGTTTAGTTTCTGATGTTCCATCTTTTCTATCTACTTTAATAGAAATATTTCCTATATGATTTATTGTATTATCTCTGTTACCATATGATGTGTTGGCCGGTGTTGCTGTAAATGATATTTCTTCTTTTGAACCAGGAGTTATACTAAATGTAGATTTTGGTATACTAAACCATTTTTGGTTTGGTGCGAAAGTGGCCGATATGGTGATGGTTACTGGTTCTAAATCGTTATTTATAATTTTAAGATTTTGGCCGAATATCCACTCATGTGCACCATCTCTTGCATTTTTAATTTTATAGGACATAGTCGGGTCTACTGATGTTCCCTTTGGTGTAAAATCTACACTAACTATTTTATTTATAGTGTCTCCACCTTGACCTTTTGTTTCTTGTTCAATTTCTTTTTGTTGTCTTACTGCACCTAATTGGGCTTGTAAACCTTCAATGATTGAGTTTAATGAATTTATTTGTTGAATCAATGCTTCAATTTGTGCTTTAAACCCTGCATTTTGAGATTGTAATGATGCTCTTAAAATACTCTCGTCTACCGATTTTTGTAATGATGTTGATATCTGCCCAGTAAAATCATTAATCGTACCAGTCAATGTATCTATTTGATTTGCCAATACATCGTTTGTTTGCTCAATACTTAATCTATTATTTATTTCAGTTTGAACTTGTGATTGTAAGGTTATTATTTGTGAATTTAAGTCATCAATTATTAATGTCAATCTTTGAACTTGTTTTCTTAAATCTTCAACCAAATTAACCTGTTCGGTGTATAGTGGTCTTGGAACTAAATCTAAATTCGGTGTAGGTATATTTGGTTTTAATTCGATAACCGCTACATCAATTGCTTTAATAAGTTCGACCTCATCGTATTTGGGTTTACTTAAATTTTTGAATACTAATGATGATGCAGGATTTAAATTTTCGACAAAGGTTACACCATATTCATTTTTTGTAATAGCAGACGAGCCTGATACCATTAATATTGATTCTATGGTTTCTTTTCTAATATCATTTAGTTTTTCAGATATTGCTTCTAAAGATGTTAATGCCATTATTCTATTATTTTAAATGTCAATTTATCATCTATTATGTCCGTTATCCCACTTTGTAGAATTTTAATCTTTAATCTATAAACTCTATCTGCAGCATATGTTGATGTATCTAAATTGAAATAATTGGATGTACTATCACAACTTAATTTAGAATAATCACCAAATGGAACTATTATTTCGTTTGTTATATAATCTTCAATTTGATAATATGTTGAACCTGATGGTAGGTATTTTGCTTGGTCATATCCAAATGTTGTTCCAAATGTTTTATATGGAAACATATCTCTACCTTTGACTCTTATTTTAATTTTGGTATCTTTACTATATTCATTTTTTAAATTCGTAACTACAACCTTATAGTCATCACTTGCCGAACCCGTTACAGGTGTTAAACTTCCTGTTGTAAATAAACTATCATCCCAAACCAATTCTAATTTAGGTTCGTATATTGTATTTGTTTCCTTTGAAAAGAATTTTAATAAACCATAATCCAAATCATCGTTTTCTACATCAATACTGTGCCTAACTATAAATCCATTATTTTTTAAAGAACCAGTAACCCATTGATGCATTATGTTGGTCACATTTATTCTAACATCATCTGGTTCATTACTAAACGATTGTGTTGCAGAACCCGTAATAAACCATGTTCCACCTTCCGCGTTTGCCGAACCTGTTGTACCTGCTACAAATACTGCAGTACCTGCCGTTACATTATCCTGCCATGTATTTATTCCATCTCTATATTTCCAACTAATTCCGTCCGATGTTATATTATCAAATTTTGTTCCTGTACCCATTGTCCAACTTTGAGAAACTGCGTTTGCATAAATTGAATACTCCAATGGAATTTCTTGTGAGTTAGCAGAACGTAATACTAAATATGTTTGCCAGCTACCTGTTCCTATTGATGTTATTTCTGACTTAATTGAACCTGTGTCGAATTTAATTAAAGTTCTAGTAATATCTTTTGAAGAACCATAATAAAGTTTACCTACTTCTAATATCTCATCTCTACCTGCGTTTTGTTCAGGTTGTTGTAGATATATACTTGCGTCAAATGATGATGTGAAAAATTTATGCATTATATTGCCCTCCCTTTAATGTCTTTGTTAGGAAATTTTACTTCAAATATACATGGGTCTAAAGAAGGATAGACAATCTTACCTTTAGTTGCTGCATCTATATTATATCTGTTTGGAGAATAGTTTTCATTGTTATCACTTTTACAAATATTGAATATTTTAACCGATGGTACACTCATAACACCTTCTACATTTGCCAATATCAATTCTATTTCTGAAATGTTTATTGGTTTATTAAATGTCCAATTATCTATATTAAAATAATCTTGTAATTCAGTTAAACAACTTGCAATAACTTCTCTTTTATTAAAATTAGAATATACTGATATTTCAAAATCACAACCAATATTAACAATAAATCCATCAATAATATTAATTGCGTCGGTCATCATTCTATATTCATTCAAATAAATTTTAAGATTATCTTTTATTGCTCCATTTAAAAGTGTTAAATGTTTATTTTCATTATAACCCAAAAGATACATATTAATAGCAAATGGATTATTTATTTCTGCTATATTAGTTTTCTTTTGAGTAAGATATTTTACAAGTTCAGTTTGTATTTGTGTATTGGTGGCTGTTTGTAATGATTTTACTAAGTTAGTAAATTCTGCTATATTTTGTGGACTTGCTAAAATAGATGAAGGACTATTAGTATCAATTTCACCATCTGGACTAACATATACTTTTGCAACACTACCATATCGTTCTGGCATTGATAATGCTCTTACGATATAATCTTGTCTTGTTACTGCTCTATTTTGAGAACCAAATGTTGCTAATGCATTTTGTCTAATTTCCTCAATCGTTTCACTACCTCTACCACCTGTTGCTGGTTCTAAATTTTCAACTGCTACTGAATTTTTTATTTCGTTGTATGCACCTACATTTTCTTGACTTAATGATAATAAATCTTCATCAAATTCAATTTTTCTAATTTTTGTTAAATCTCCTGTATTTATATTTGATGTAACTCCACCACCTACTAAATAAGTTACGGTTAATGTTTTATTTATTGGTGCGATACCGAATGTGTTTGTCTTTAAAAAATTAGACGGGTCAATTCCTTGATTTAATCTAGTAATTGAATTTGCTAAACCCAATCCGATATTTTTAGTATTTGGTAACAATTGTTCATCACTCATAGCACTATTACCACTTCCAAATTGTAAATCCATAGTATTATCCGAATTTACTTTAACTGAAAATCTGCGTGGTACTTTTTGTACTTCTAAAATGTATGGAACAAATGAAGATGATTGATATGTATCACTATTTGATTGTATATTCGGTTGTTCTACAAAAATACTTTCTTGTGCTAAATAAGGCACTTCATAATATGTTGTACCATCTTCTGAATCTTTTACACTTGTTATTTGTATAATATTTTTATCATTCAATGTCATACTTGGATAATCACTATCATTGTCAAAAATTAATGATGTACTGGTTTCCCTTGCAGAAATTACTTTGATTTTTTTTGCAACTAAATACTTTGTGGGTTGGCCTTGTGCATCTCTTTCATATACATCCGTTTCCCTATCAGTCGGATTTGCAAAATCTAATGAATCCGTAGTTATGAATGTAATATCAGGGTCTGAAGAGGATTGTACTTCCAATCCAGTTTTTACTTTAAGATAGTAATTTTCATCGGGTGAAAAAGTTGCATCATTTTTAGCTAAAACTAATTGATAAACAGTTAGTGTTGTTACTGCAGGAGTAACTACTTTTGGTTTATATCCTAATGATTGTGCCAATGCTACTACATTTTTACGTTCAGTAGCATGTGATAACATTGATTCTTTTAATTGTGTATCTTGATAAAAAGATAACATATCACCTATCGCTGCTGCTTGTTCTACAAACACCATACCAGGTGATGATTCATTAAAATCGGAATATGTGTTTGGAAAATATGTTTTAGTAAATTCAATAAGATTTTGTTTTAATGTTGCAAAATCTTTACCTACATATGATATTTTTTTATTATCGTTCCCCCAACTTTTATCTAAAGGTTTAAGTGCCATTTCTATTAATTGTTATTTACATTTATTGTTACTGATTCTCCTAAATTTGGATTTGATACTAATGAAAATTTTAATTCTAGGTTTATTCTATTATTATCTATATCATTATTATCATAATCAAATATAATCTCATCTATGCTTAAATATGGTAACCAATTTGATACCGCATCTAATATAGTAGATTCAATTTTACTTTCTATTAATCCACCATCCATTTGTTCAAATAACACCTTATATATATCACAACCGAACGTTGGGTTCATAATTCTCTCACCCTTTCTTGTTAATATTAGATTTTTTAAATTATCTTTAGCTTGGGTTAGTGTTGTATAATTAACGGCAAATATACCACCTCTATCGGAACTTTTATTTATTCCAATACCAAGTATTTTATAATCATTTTCCGTTAAATCGGTAACATTAACTTTACCAAGTTCTATTGCCATTATTTAAATCTTTTTACTAATTCACTATAATCTCTTGTCAATGCTTTTATTGTTGCATCTTGTAAACCATCGCCCGTTGATTCAAATTGTTGTGGAATATTTTGAGGAACATTTGTTTCTCTAAAATCCATCGTATTCCAATCCTCATCCATTTGCATACTTGGTTTAATCCTATCCAATACACTACCTTCACCACCTTGTCCACCTTCTACTCTTTGTGCAGCAGTAAATGGTTGGGTTTGGTTTAACACTTCATTCAACATAGCATTTTTAGTAAATTCTTTTTGTGGTCTTTGTATTTGTTGAATTGTTTGTTGTCTTTTAACCGGTGTAGTAGTAACTTCTGTCATCTCTCTTAATGATGGAGTAGATGTTTTCTTTTGTGAGTTTAATGTAACTACACCAGATTTGATAAGTTTAACAAGTTCTTCTTTTACTTGTAACTTAACTTCGTTTTTTACAACTTCTTTAATTAAAGTTAATAAAATTTCTGATTTCATAATAATTGTTTTGTGTATGTTTAATAATAAATATTTGATTTAATAATTTATCCCACAACTCTGTAACCTGTCCAATTTATAATTGCAGGTGCAGGTGGTGCAGGTGGTGGATATTGTGCTATAACCGACATTGTTCCACTTACTCCCATTAAATGAAACTTTGCAATATTAACAAATGGGTCTAATAATATATTTGTTGGATATGAAAATATAAATGTCGGTGGAATAAACCATATATTTGGAATTTCTGGTATTTTATCTTTAATTAAATCATAAGCCATTGCCAATAATTCTTCTTTTGTAGGTATTTTATCTTTTATCATTTCTTTTAATTCCTTTTTTGTTGGTATTTTTGGGATTGCAATACCTGGTAACTCAAAATCAGGAATCAATCCATCAATCGTATCTTTAACATATTTTTTAATTTCCTCCTTTGTTGGTTTTTTTGGTAAATTGTTTGCAATATTAACGGCGGTTTCTATTGCTGCATATATTGGTGTAAGTATGGTTTCTTCTATTGGTTTTATTATAGTTTCCTCTATAATTTTAGTTGCTTCTTCTATTAATTTATCTGTGGCTTTTTTTATTATTTCACTTCTTTTTGGTAATTCTGGAAATGGAAACTTAATTGCTTTTTTTATTTGACTACCAATACTAGCTTTTTTCTTTTTAGCTTCTTTTAATTTTTGAATAACTTCTTTTCCTTGTTTTATTATTGGATGATTTAATATCTTTGGATTTGTTATTTCTTTTTTTAAAATTTTAATAATTGTATCATAGACATTTATTGTACCGATTTCTTCAATTTCTATTGTCAAAGATTTTATTTCGTCTTCTAATTTTTTTAAAGCTTCTTTTAAAATTTTATGTGCTGCAGCTGATAATCCTAAAGATATTGGGTTTGGGCCAATGTTTTTAATTGTACCTGGTGCAGGTGGGGTGGATGACCAACCCAATGGTTTTAATAAAAAATTTGGTATTGGTGCCATTTCTGCACCCAACCAATATTCATCAAAAGCGGCGGGATATATTTCAGCTAAAAAATTATAATTTTCTCCGCCCAATGCAACTCCCTTTTCAAGAGCTCTTTTTATTGTATTTGCCATACCTGTTACATTTCCATTTATAACAGGAACTCCGTAAATCATATCACCCCCTCTTTTAATACATTTGTCATATTCTTCAGCTATAAAATTGGACACACCATCCATATCGTTAGCATATTGAAATGTAATTAAAGATTTGAGTACATTAATTTTATAAATTGTCCAAGACATTATATTATTTGCTTAAATAGTTTCTTGCAGAAAGTATAACTTTAAGTTTTCCCTTTATTGCTTTAAATGCTGCAGAGTTTACTGGAACTCCTGAAGGCCCTACTCCTGTTGGGATTTGAATTTTTGTACACTCATCTAAAATATCTTCAAGTATTTTTATAAGTTCACCTCCCATCACCATTTTTTGAAAATCTTCTCCTGCCTGGCTTTTGGTTGGTTTTACTCCACCTAACCAAATAGTTCCTGTACCCTCTGTACCAAATACAATATTTCTATTTGTTTGTAAAACTATATTATTATTACTATGTATATGTGTGTCTCCAATGGAATCAACTGTAAATCTACCATCGGTTATAATTCCAGTATTTCCTTTTCCAAATATAATAAATTCACTGGCTTTTGCTGATAAAATAATTCTATCCGAATTTACAAAAAATTGATTACCTTTTAAATCTTTTGAATTTGGATATCCTGTAAATGCAACTTTCTGTTTTTTAATTGTTTCTTTAAATGGAATTTTAACTTTTCCAGAAGTAATATAAACAGATGTTCCATCCAAATCAATATTTTCTTCAACCAATGTTCCAATTTTTTCATTATCTAATGTTGGATTTTGTTTATTACGAATGAATATTCCTGGAGATGGTGTTCCACCTTTCCACATACCATCATCACCAATAGTAGAATCTTCTGTTAGAAAGAATTCCGAAAATCTTATAGTATTTCCAACTCTACCACTAATGATAGTATCACCATTTCTGGGTTGTAAAAATTTAATTTTTTCATTTACATTATATCCACCTCTTTTTTCTTGATTTTGTGTAGATATGTTACTTGTAATCGAACCACCAGTTTGTACTGTAACTCTTGCATCAGCTCCATTTTGATTATCATTTATTTTTGCATTAGATACCGCTTCACTTGTGGTAGTTATAGCTTGTTTTTCTCTATAACTTGGATATGGTGAATTTGAATATGGTAAATAATATGCCTCTCCTTCAATTTTAATAATAATAACAGTTTCACCCATAATTGGAAACGTAAAATTATTTTTATCAAATGGAAATGCAATATTTTCCCTATGAATTGCATTTTGGTATGCATATTCAATTGCACCATATAATCTACCACTATCTTCTTTTGTAAAATCTTTATTACCATTATATATTGCAGTGCCACCCATTTCTCTTTTATAGGGACTTGCATTAGTTGGATATACTTTTGTTATAGTTGTTAAAAACGATTCCATTATAATTTTGTTTTAATTTCTTCAATTTCTATTTCCAAATCACCCATTTTTTCTTTTGTCTTTTCTTCTACTGCATTAATAGTATCTTCCATATCTTGTAGTAATTGTGTTTTTTCATGTTCACTTAACCAACCATCTTCTCCGATACCTTTAGCTTCTGCAGATGCAAGTCTTTGACCTATTGTTGCAAGTTTAATTAAGTGGTCATCGTTTTTAACCGACACCTCAATTAAATCTTTTATAATAGGTGCAATCACAGTTGCTTCTCCTACATTACGAATAAGTTTTCTTAACGATTCAATCAACTCAGAAATGTTTTTCTTTTTGTTTTGTTGATTTTCGTATATATCTTTAAATAATGATGATAAATTTTTACCATCAAATAATTGAAATTCTGTTGCCATATTAAATTATGTTGTTTCCTACTATATAATTATAAAGTTCTTCACTTATTAGATTATATCCTATTTCGTTTGGGTGTTGTGTGGGGTTTTTATTGATTGTTTCATTTGATTCAAAACAATTTGTATTGGTTTTTATTAAAAAATCTCTAATGGTTTTTGAATCAAATTTCCAATAATTTTTTTTATTTATTAAATGTGTAATATCATCTTGTTTATTTGGAGAATCTACCATTTTATCAAATGCATCTATCATAAGATATTTTATACCATAAAATTCAAATAACTTTTGTAAAAATATAATATAGTTTTGATTGACAATATTATAATAATTTTGATTAAAAAGATTATCTAAAAAAAATGATTTATATTCTCTTAAAAAGGAATCGTATTTTTCATTATCACTTTTATATGAATTTATAAACTTATTAGGAAGATTTATTAAATGTTTTACCGACCAACTTATCCATTGATTTTTTGGTAAAAAGGGTGTATAGTCTCTTAATGATGAACTCCACATAACAATTACAAAATCATCAATTTTTATTATATCATTTGTAATATCATCTATTATTGAATTAAAAATAACAGAATTGGGGTTACTTATTTTTCCATTATTTATAAATTGAATATCTAGTTTATTAGCTAAGGGTTTTACCCAGGATTTGTTTTTTCGTAAAGTATTTAATTCAGAATTTTTATAATTTGATGATGTGTGTAAATTTGATACATCTTTTAATTCTAATTTTTTTTCTATATCTAAATTAAAACCTTGACCTTCTGTCCAACTATCACCATATGCATGAAGTATCATTACTTACTAATTAAAAATTTACCTAATACTAAATAATCCATATCGCAATTATGAAATGTCCAAATTGCTTTTTGTGGGTCATTTGTCATTGTGTGGTCTTTTAAGTTAAACGATGTATTCAATAAAATAGGTGTTCCTGTTAGTTTTTCGAACTCCTTTAATAATTCATAGTAAAGTGGGTTATCTTCTCTTTTAAGTGTCTGTATCCTTGCAGAATTGTCAACATGGGTTACTGACGGAATGTTTACTCCTTTTTTAACTTTGACAACCTGATTCATATATGGAACATCCTCCTCTGATAGAAAA